CCCTGCAATACAACCGCACCACCGGAAGACTCTTAGAAGTCAATTCGATAGAACGCTTCTAAAACACACTAAAACGAAAAAACAAAGGAGAGACAAAATGTCTTTAGAGCAAACTCGTCTTGAAAAAAACTTCCTAGAATTCCACCAAGAGAATCCTCATGTGTGGGAATTATTTAAACGCTACACCAATGCTGCTATGGCTGCTGGGCGCGGATATTACAGTGCCTACGCTATCTTTGAGCGAATAAGGTGGCATCAGGACATTGAGACCCGCGATGAACTAGGCTTCAAACTTAACAACAACCACCGCCCGTATTATGCGCGGTTATTCCAAGCACACTACCCTAAGAAAGCCCATTTCTTTAGGACTCGACAGCTACTTTCAAAACGCCCAGTGCAGAATGAGTTTGCGCTGTGAGCCGCTTAGTGTTCGACATTGAAACCAACGGCTTATTACCACAACTCACAACGATCCACTGTATCGCCATCCGTGATCTAGATGAATGTGATCGCAGAGTTAACTCAATGAAGACGTATCGACCCACTGAGATCGAAGATGCTTTGGATCGTCTTGAGTGTGCCGATGAGATCATTGGTCACAATGTGATCGGCTTCGACATTCCGGCGATACAAAAGCTATTCCCAGATTGGAAGCCACGGGGCAAGGTAACCGATACCCTCGTACTCTCTCGCTTAATTAAAGCTGACCTACTTACAGATGACTCTATGCGTGTAAAGCACCCAGAAGGCTTTTTGAAAAGGTTTTATGGCTCTCACAGTTTAAAAGCTTGGGGGATGCGAATGGGTAATCTGAAGGGTGATTATGATGGCGGCTGGGATACGTTCAACGAGGACATGCTTCTTTACATGGTTCAGGACGTAAACGTCACTTGTGATCTGCTTAAACTGCTCTGCTTGGATAACGACTTCTCTGAAAGATGTATCGAGTTAGAACATGATTTAGCTGAGATATGTTTCCGCATAGGCAACAACGGCTGGACGTTCGATGGTGAGAAGGCTGCTGCGCTATACGCAACACTTTGTCAAAGACGGCTTGATCTAGAAATAGATTTAGCAACTCTATTTGAGCCTTGGGAGATTCGCACACCATTTACTCCAAAGGTCAACAACAAGTCCCGTGGCTACGAGAAAGGTGTGACGATAGACAAGGTAGTGGAAGTCCACTTTAACCCTAACTCTCGCAAGCACATTGCCCGATGTCTCATTGAAAAATACAACTGGAAGCCAAAGGTTTTTACTCCTAGTGGTGACGCGAAGATTGATGAAGATGTACTTATTGCGATGTCTTACCCAGAAGCTAAAAAACTTGCAGAAGCATTTCTAGTACAGAAGCGTATCGCAATGCTGTCGGAAGGCAATGCCGCTTGGATGAAGCTGGTCGATGGTGACGGTAAGATCAGGCATAACTTAATTTCTGGAGGCACAATCTCAGGCCGCGCAAGTTGTCGGTCACCGAATCTTCAGCAAATTCCCAGTACTCGCTCAGTCTACGGACAAGAGTGCAGAGAGTTATTTACTGTGCCTAAAGGTTGGCTGTTGGTTGGCAGTGATCTCTCCGGTTTGGAATTACGCTGTCTGGCTAATGTATTAGAAGATGGAGGTGAGTACGCCAAGCAGATTTTAGAGTCGGACATTCACACCTTTAATCAAGAGGCTGCTGGGTTAGTAACACGCGACCAAGCAAAGACATTTATTTACGCCCTAATGTATGGCGGGGGTGATTCGATGATCGGAAAAATCGTAGGCGGCACTGCAAAAGACGGTAAGCGCCTAAAGGGTGACTTTGATAAGAACGTGCCAGCCTTTAAGAGGCTCAAAGCAGAACTAAAATCGGCCTTCAAACAAAAAGGCTGGCTGCGAGGCATTGATGGGCGAAAGCTATTTGTACGCTCAGAACACCGATGTCTCTCTCAGCTACTTCAGTCGAGCGGCGCAATTTTGTGCAAAGAATGGGTCAGGTTAATTGACCAACAAATAAACACGCAAGGGCTAGACGCTTACATCATGGGCTGGGTTCACGATGAGGTTCAGATCGCTTGTAAAAATAAAGAGGTAGCAGAGAATGTCGGTAATATCGCTAGAAGAACTGCGCTTGAGGCGGGAGAAGCGTTTGGCTTCTCAATCCCAATCGAAGCAGAGTACAACATCGGTCAAACATGGGCAGATACCCACTAACTTTGAACTGCGTCAAATCAGCGAAAAAGACATTCATCATCTGATCTCGTTTTTCCTTGTCCTAGATCGCTCTTGGCGCTCGCCATTCAAACTTAAATCCAACTTTGCGCGACATGCCGCTATTTACGTAGCGACTAGCGCAAGTCTTGGATACATCACGAATCAAGTTGACCATGAGACTTTTGGTTCGACTTGGAATATTAGTCCTGCGGGAGCAGACTTTTTAGGAGAGTTAGATGAAATACTTACGGACATTACAGGGCAACTCAAGCCCGACACTACTGATTGATGCTGACTTATTTTTGTTCAGAGCAGCGGTGGTGTCAGAAGAAGAAACGGATTGGGGCGATGACATTTGGTCGCTTGCTACAGATTTAAAAGTCGCTAAAAAGATATTCACAGATCAAATGAACAGCTTCAAAACGCGATTAGATACCGATCAGATTTTGATGTGTATCTCATCAAAGACTAACTTCCGAAAAACTGTATTAGAAACATATAAGAGCAATCGCAAGAAGTCTAGAAAGCCTGTCGGGTACAAAGCCTTGGTCGAATGGGTCGAAGCAACTTACCCAAGTCACACTCAAGAAGGGTTGGAAGCCGATGATGTCATGGGCATCTTAGGTAGCTGTCCAGACATCGACACTGTGATTGTTAGTGACGATAAAGACATGAAGACCATCCCTTGCAAACTGTATAGGCCAAATGACGGTGATCTATTAGATGTGAGCGTTGCGGCTGCTGATACGCAGTTTTTCACAATGACACTTACTGGGGACACCACCGATGGTTTCTCAGGCTGTCCCAAGGTGGGCGCAGTGACAGCCGCTAAGATTCTAGGTAGTAGACCTGACTGGTCGCTGGTCGAGAATGCATTTATTAAAGCTGGTCTGAGCCGTGAAGACTCGATAACGCAAGCGCAACTCGCACGAATCCTTCGCTTTCAAGATTGGGATTCGACCAGCGAAACTATCAAACTGTGGAGGCCAAACGATGTCCATTTTAATCACTAAGATGTCACCGCTGTCTGGCTTGGAAAATACGCTGGAGATCGACTGCGATGTCATCGATTACGCTCTCTGGATTCGCGGAATGCTTATTCAAGATGCGATGCCTGATGTACCAGTGGACCACCGTGAGTTTTTGATATCCGGTATATATCCTGGGGAGTGGGATGATTACTGCGCGGGAGGTGAATCACTTGATATTCACTAGCCGCGACTTACTCCAGTGTACGTTAAAGCGTACATGTTTCAGTAACCAGACCAAAACTTGCGATAACTATTATACGAATTTAGAGGACGGTGATCGCACAAAGCTGGTTGTTGGTAAGCATATTAGAAGCAACTACCAGCCTCACCCCAATGCCCTATTAGAACCTATTAGAAAAGAAAAAAGGAAAACTAAAAATGTCTACTCGATTAAATGATGCAACACCCGCAGACTGGGATCGTCTGCAAAAACAATTCCCTGCAATCGAAGTCCAGACACGAAAGACTGGATTAGAAGCATGGGCGAAACCTGCGGAAGAGGAAGCCGCTTCGCTCAATACAGAATGTCCAGTCAACAGTCCGTCACATTACAACCAAGGTGGCATTGAGTGTATCGAAGCAATTAAAGCCTCTATGACCGCCGAAGCGTTCGCGGGTTACCTCAAAGGCAACATGATAAAATACTCTTGGAGAATGGCTTTGAAGGAAAAAACCAACCCATTAGAAGACCTTAGGAAGGCTCAATTCTATTTAGCGCGGTGGTTACAGGAAGTAGAAAAAGGGTAGCGGAGGTGTGCCAGCAGCGGCCTACAGAATCCTGCGGTGTCCAAGGGATCTAGCCCAAAAACAAGGAAAGCGTATAGACCGCCGCTGTCACTTCGCGGAATATACGCCTTCTTTTGACTTAAAGCAAAAAAACAATCACTAAAGATTGTAACTGATTATCATTCAAAACCCTCTTCATCCTCTTCAATACCATCAAAAATCTCATTTAGCTGGTCATTCATGCGTTCAAAGACCAGCCCTTTCAGTATCAATTCAAAACGTCTAGGGTAAGTCTTACTCCAACGTATTAGATTTTTACTGGGTTCCCCTGCGGCATTCGCCGCTTCAAGTATAGATTTAAACCCCAACGCTTTTATTTTCTCACTGGGTTTCATATATTAGAACCTCATTTGCATTTTTCTCAGCTTCCCGTTTTGCCC